CCAAGTTCCACCAGAAGCAGATATTGCTGATGTCCAATAAGTTGAAGTATCATCATTATCTCTGTATGTCCAACTTGCTCCTTCCTTAACTATTGGATTGGAATCAAACCTTCCCGATCCCATATCCCAAGATTGACTTACTGGATATCCATATAAAGTTTGTACCGTATTTAATTCTTCTGATCCCGCATCGTATAAATTAAGATAATATTTAGGATTAGATATAATTCCATTAGATATCGAAGAAGAAATATCTGTTAAATCAAATTTAATTAGTGCTCTAGAAACTGTAATTATTTCTTCTAAACTACTACCTATTTTTTGTATTTCAAGAATTTCATCTAATCCACTATTCATACTTGCACTTGATTCGTATAATGTTGTATCTTTGGTTGCATATTCAAAATAATACATTAGCTCTCTCCTCCTGTACTATCTCCTTTAACCCTGCCTTCAATATCTTGATTTGGAAATTTAAGTTCAAATATAGCTGGATCAACAGAGGGATAAATTACTCCGTTTTTTGTAGATGATTGTATATTAAAAATATTTCCTGAATACCCATCAACTTGTTTATATTTATTATATACAACTACTGGCAAACTGTTTGGATTATTAGCTTCTGGAGGAACAACCGCAGCCACTCCCTCAGCAAAGGAAATTTGTTGTGCTAAATCTACAAGAACAATAGGTTGATTAATTTGCCACCTATCAATAGCGAAGAATTGTTTTACTTTATTAATACATCTTAAAATTACTTCTTGTTTATTATATCCAGACTTCGTAATAATTGAAAATTTAACCCCAATATTAATAACCCAAGCATCTTTAATATTAACAGCATCAGTAATCAATCTATATTGTCCAAGATATGTTTTAATATTTTCCTTTACTGCCTGATTTACAGTAACTATCTGTTTAGATGGAGTGTACCCTAAAACATACATATTTAATGCTAATGGATTTGCTGTTTCTATTGGTGGAGTTGAAGGGCCAGATGGAATATCATCCTCATTAATAAGACTTGGATCTATTGAAAAAACTCCAGGACTAACTTGTGTCTGCATTCCACCTTCAAGTTGAGTATCTTGAACAATATATACTTTAGCGACATTACCATATTTTGGAGGCAAAGAATAAACACGAATTATATAATCTTCTTTTGTAACACATCTATTTTGACTTTGAAAATGTTTAAGTGCATTATTCTTAACTTCTTGAATTGTCTCTTCTCCACCACCACCACTTGTTGGTTCTGGATTAATTACTGCTACAGAGTTTTTACTCTCCTGAACTAAAGTCGCATTTAGTGACTGAGGAACTTCTCCATAAAAAACATTGCCAAAATTAATTATACTTCCTGCAGCTGCATTATCATTAATACTACCACCATATGAATATTGAACTGTTAATGTTGTATTAGAAGGAGCTAATCCATATGTTCTTGTATTTAAAAAATTTGTAGGATCAAAAGAACTATCTAACCTAGTAGCACCACCTGTTAAAATATCAGCGTTTACATTTCCAGGACTTGGGATTATTTCTTCATCTGGATTATCTGAAACTCCAGCCCCAAATCTCACTTCACTCCTACCATCTGGACGAATGAAAGTTGTAAATCTATATGGAGTCTTTAATAATTTTAATAAATACGGAGCTGTCTCATTAAATTGAAATAGTTCTGGATCATTAGTTGATGTATTTTCTACTTCTTCAAAAACTGTATCTTGTGCTAAAAATGGAACTTCTTTCCAAATATTTCCATCACTATCTGTAACACTTAAAATCTCTATAACATTAGGATTAGATAAAGTTACCTTATTATATTTAACTGCAGAACCAAAATCAAAAGTTTCTGTTGATGTTTCTCCACTTTTTACTTGTATTGATTTTTTAAGTAAATATTTACTTGGAGTTCCTCCGTTATCTACTTCAAAAATAGTTACATCTGTTTGATCAAATGAACCTGAACTTTTAAAATTACAGTTATCAACACTTCTATATTCAGTACCAGTGGTTGATTTAACAACAAGTCCTTCTAAAAGATTTAACGCATATCTCATATCAGGAGCGACCGATTCTCCACTTCCACTTGATGGTACAGTTTGAAACACATCTAATTTACCGACAGATGGACTGCTAAGTCTAGGTCTGTATCCATAACCTTGTGCCATTTCAAATACAGTTTTTCTTTCCTCTGCATACGCTAATAAAGATTCTTTAAATTGTTCATCTATGTAATAAGATAAAACATCTCCAACATATGATGCCATTTCAATAAACATCATACCTGGTGACGCTTCATTAAAATCATTATATGTGTTAGGATAATAAATTTTTGCAAATTCAATTAATTGATTTCTAAGTGATGCAAAATCCTTATTTAAATATTTTACTTCCTTTACTACATCTGCACTCTGGTTATACGCCATTTCCAATTCCCCTTTTATTTACTATTCATCTTCATTTCCATATACTAATTCCCCCCTTGAAGAATCAAAATTCAAAGTCAAATTACTATAATCGCCTGGATTTACCGCAAGACTAAATTCAAGTTCAATATTAACTATATTATCTACAAAACTAATATCTAATTTTGATATTGTAACGTGTGGCATCCAAATACTTATAGCCCCATTAATAGAAGTTGATATTTCTTCTTCCCATTGTCCCTCGTCTGCCATAGGTTCAAATACTGATTGGTGTAATGCTGATCCAAAAGTTGGTTGTCCAACTCTTTCTCCTGGAACAGTTAATAACAAATTTTTAATATTGTGTCTAGTTTGTTCAAGTACTGTTTGAGTTTGTTTGAAAAATCCACCATTATGTCTACCTAACGGAAAACTAAGCCCTATCCAAGTATTTGGATCTAAGTTTTTTTCTCTAATACCAGCCATTTATCTTCCTCACTTTTATTTGTCAAATTTTTTCATTAAAGAACTATAATCTTTTGTTAACGCGTCTGTTACATAATCAGGAACATCATTGACATTTTTACCTCGTGACTTTATAGATTCTACTGCTCCTATATCTCGCTTATCTTGATCTGATTTTCCATGTCCCACCAACTCATCTACTCTAGAAGTATCATATGTTCCACCACCCATAGTTGGATATGGTTCTTGACCATCTCCTTGTGGAAGCCCACCAACAGTTTCATTTAATACCTTATTTAGAACTTTATTTTCTGTATAGTTTTTATACTCTATTTTAGTTTTCTTTTTTGATTTAGTCACAACTGGTTCCGAAACTAACTCGGTAAGTGAAGATGAGTTTTCTTCTTTAATAAATATCTCATTTAATTGTTTTTTCACTTCTTTACTAACCAGCGATTCTATTATTTTTGTCAATTCACTTCTTTTCATTTTATTACCTCTTTATCTATTAAAAAAATTTAAACCTCTATCAACTAACCAACTTGGTTTTTTACCTTGCCAAACTACCTTCCCCTTTACAGAAAAAGAATGTGGTTTTCTTACATTTTTAAATTTTGGAACAACCTCATGTCCTGTAGCAATACCTCTTCCAGTAGTAACTACTCTCCCAGCTCCTGCAGCACTCCACGAAGTTCCAACACTTTTAACAACAACTGGACCAGACCATTTAATTTTTGGTGAAGATCCAAGTTCTACACTTTCTATACTAACCAATCCTTCTGCCACACCTTTAACTTCTGCTTCTAATACAAACTTACCAATAGCTTCAGATATAAGTCTAGATATTTTTTTATTCTTTTTAGACATATCTACACGCATTTTACCCTTTATTTTTTTTGGTATTTGAGAATCAAAAGCTTTTTTAATATCACTTGACAATCTTCTTACAGTAACTTCATTTATTGCCATTATGTACCTCCTACAGTATCAGCAACCGTGTTTACGGCTTCAGTTAAACTACCTGGAATCTTTTCCAATGAAGTTCCAAATCTTTTTTCATTTACATATGTATCTTTTTCATTATCTTCTAAATTTTTAAATCCAGTATACATAAAAGTTCCTGGAACTGCAAGTTCTTCGGATGAATCTCCATCAAAAAACAATACATTGACCGAAGCCTTTCCAGCTATTTCAACAACATCATCTGTAAAAAGATAAAGTGATCCACCAGATGGTATTGGTATAGTTCCTTCTCCAAAATAAGCTGGTTTACGTTTTAATGTTTCACCCTTAGTACCTTCTGGAGCAAAATCTGGTCCTATTTGACCTGGTGAACTTCTTTTGACAAGTACATCAAAAAGACTTCCTGTAGTCATCGAAATTACTCCACATGGTGGTTCATATCCAATATTTTCAACACGTTCCCAATTATAATTTAAATCAGAATCAAATGGTAACTTCATTTGTATCTTTGTTCCATATAAAATAGGTGGTGGAGCTTTTAACTCTTCCATTATTTTATCATATTTAGGTTTTAAATAATCTTTAATTTTATCGTCTAATTCTTCACACTCTTCTTTAACATTCTCAGCTGCAGCTTTTAGAATATCTGGTAACGGATCTAATTTTTCTTTAACATAATCTACTGCATTATTTGCTAGTGTAGACACTCCAATAGTAGGTGCAAATGGTTGTGGTATCATAATACCCTTTTGTATAAGACCCAATATTTTTAAAAGAGACATAATTGCATTAAATACAGCTATTAATAATTTCAAAATTGATATTGCTAATAAAATTTTTCCTATCAATTCAAGTAACCAAATTAATTTTTCCTTTACCCACCCCGGCAAATCAACTTTTAAATTTTCAGCTTCATCCAACTTCTCTTCTATTTCTCTAATTTTTTCTCTAATCGGTTCTAACATTGCCATAAGTTCTGCAATTTTTGATTGAATATATTCTGGCAAATTAAATGAAAGTAACCAATCAAGAAAACGTTGTGGATCATACTCTTCAATATCACCATCAGATTGCATCTTAAATATTTTTGCTTGTTCTTCTTCTATTCCAGCATTAAGTTGATCAATAAGAGCTTGTACTGGATGTATAGTATCTTCTACTGCTGCAGAAATATCTTCAAGTGGTATTGCTGCTACTTCTTCAATAACACCTAATACCCACGATCCTCCCATTAAAATACACTCTCGTTCAGTTAACATAAGGGTTTGACCAGACGGTAATGTACACACTCCCATTTCATCAGATGGGCCTGTGGTCATTGGTTGTTCAGATCTAGAAGTTAAATCACCATCTTCTAATCTGCGTTTTTCTTGTAATTCTTGAAGTTCGTCTTGTCGTTCTTTATTTATTGGCATTAGAATTATCCTTGAGTCGTATCTGGTATTTCATATCCCTTAGTATGAATTTCTACTATATTATCCCAGTCTGTATTATCCCATAAATCGTCTAAGTTTGATCCTTCATTTACTACTGGAACTTCTGGATCCATAGCTTTTTTCTTATCTGGAGATACTGACTTCGGAGACATAAATACTACATCACTTAAACATTTTGAATCTAATGGATATCCTTGTAAAGTAGTTCTCTTTGCAGCTGGAAATCCCCCTTGTAAATCTTCAATTGTTTTCTCTATAGCTTTTTTTACATTTTTTGCTGACCCTACCAATGGATCTGGTTCTCCTTCTTTCACTTGAGGAGCTTCAACCGTCATGTTCATATGTTTCCATAAAGCTTTTAAAACTTCCGTCAATGTCATTACAGTTGCTTTTCCAAGTAATGCTTGTTCATAAGCAATTGTACCTGAAGCTTTAGCTCCTGGTGCTGAAAGTCCTAATTCTATTCTATTACTATTTAAAAGTATTCTTTGTTCTGCATCTACTACAAATTTTCTAGATGTATTAAAATACATACCACCACCACTAAATCCATATATCTTATCATATTTAGAATTAAAAGTTATTCCACCAGAATTAAGTATTATTTGTTTACCTTTCCATGTTGGTACTGGTAATCCAAGTATTGAAAGTGATTTCCCATACCATATATCACTATCCCACAATGCAGCTGGAGTTAAATTTACATCCTCATTTGTAGTCATCCACATAGAAGATCCATCAAAATTTATATTCTCCTTACATGGTAAATTATGATGTTTCACAAGTGGTTTCATTACTCCAAGAGCTCTTTCACCAAACATTTGTAAGTCTGTCATTTGTCCAGCTCTTATTTTAATATTAGGAGAATGTTTATATTTTTTTCTACTTTCTTCAGTGTTACCTTTAACTATATTACTACTAAGTCTAATTGTATTACCAAATCTCCCCTGTATGGATAAATCTCCTTCTTCTGGAGTAAGTTGTCTAATTCGTTGAGCATAATCATGGTAAGCCTTACCTAGTTTTTCTATAAAAATTTTATCTTCAAATTCATTAGGATCATCTATTTTACGCAACATACTGCGAACTTCACTTAATCCAGGTACAACACTTTGATTTACAGAATTACGTATATTTAATTTTTGAGTATAATAAGATTTTCCCAAATAATTTGCAACAATAACATACTCATGTACCAATGGATATTGTTTTATATTTGAATCTAATGGAAAAATCCATTCCAATTCTTCAACTTTAGCAGTTCCCTGTTGACTATAAACCATTCTAGCTTTAATTGCTCCCAAATAACTAAAATCTGGAGTTTTATTGTCAGCCAATACAAGATTATTATCTATAAAATCTTGTGAGTCTAAAATAACCCTTTCTACTTCAGCTACTTCTAATTCATAAAATTCCTGTTTAGATGTAGTAGCCTGTTTAATTAAACTATATACAAATGGAACTTTTGTAATTCCACCTTTAAACTTACTAAAAATATTTTTAGTAGGACTAGACCACCATGCCATTTTAATTTTCCTTAACTTCGCTAATATCTTTATTTATTTCATCTGATTTCTTTTGAATATCTACAACTACTTCATCTATACTTGTTAATAATTGTTCTTTTTCACTATCCGATAATCCAAATTCTGAATCTGAACCACCCCTTGCTTCAGCAGCTATTAATCGTTGTACAACGGTTGCCAACTTAACAAGTTGTTCATCATTCTTTACATTTATATCCAAATACTCCTTTATCATAGGAATTAACTGAACAGCCATGTCCCCATCCTTAATAAATCCAGCAACTTCTTTTACTAATACTTCAAGTTGTTTTTTATTATGAACGGAATTATCATATATGTCTTTAAATAATGAAGATAGCGATTTACCCTCAAATAATTCATAATCTTGACTCATTTTGATTTCCTTCTAATATTAAAATAAGATATTATAACTCATCTATAAATATAAAATATACCAAAAATAGAAGATTTTAATAGCGCACATATATATCAAAAAATAAAATATAATATATACCATATTTATTATACGGAAGAAGGGTAAATCCCTTTTTTGTTAAAAGATAAGTAAATAACGGGAGAAAACAATGAAGGAAATCATCGCATTAGTCAAAGGTTGGTTAGACGATTTAGTTCATCTAATGACCTCTTTTATAGCAATAGGAGCCGTTGGCGAAGTATTGTTTGGAAGTGGTGTCTTTGGCGTTAATGTTATAGGTAACCTGACATCAATCATAGATAAATTCGGCGAATCCGGTTTCGCTGGCCTCGTCGCTTTATTGGTGTTGGTGGGTTTATTTCGTAAATAGCTATTATCGGATAATAAAAAAGGGGAACTCTGTTCCCCTTTTTTTTGCGGTTAAATTGTTATAATGGTGGTCATTTTTCCAATATTGGATGTTGGTTTATACATACCACCAATTATTATCTCATATGTTCCTGGTGGTATATAATCACTTCGTTCTGATTTATATAGTTTCCAGACATAAGTAAAGTCCCTATGTTTATCTTCCCACGGATCTCTATGATATGATTGTTCGTGAACTAATTTTCCAGTACTCACATCAAACATCCATAACTTTGTATTTTTACTTGTTACTCTATATTTTACTCTTACTATATCACCTTCTTTACCATTCCATTTTTCGTGAGTATCTGGCCATGCAATTAATGGATGTTGATTAAATTCTTCTTCACCAACATAAACTTGTTCTGTAACTATTACTTCTCTTGTTGGCCAAAAAGTTACTAATAATATAACTACGATTAAACTTGTTATA